GACCGCCATTTCTCTATAAATTCGTCATCACCAATGTAATCACCATACTGATTTTTAGCCATATTAGACCCTAATCGTGATAAAGTTAGCATATCTTAACCGATTACTGTTAAAAAACAATGGCATACGCCAAAAGAACCGATGCAAATCAAAAAGAAATAGTAGAAACCCTCAGAAAAGCGGGGGCAGATGTCTATATTTTATCGATGGTGGGGAAAGGCCTGCCCGATATTTTAGTAACTTATGGCGGGGAAACAATATTAATGGAAATAAAACGAGATGCTAAAGCTAAGTTTACCCCTGACCAACTTAAATTTATAGCCAACTGGAAAGGTGGCCCACTTAGTCGAGTAGATTCCCCTGAAGCCGCACTTAGAGCAATAGGACTAATTCGTGTTAATACAGAATCTTAAAGTCACCGAATACACCCAAGACTACTATGACGAGCATAAAGACGCTGGTCTAGATTATCTTGGGCATGGCTACTGGCAAGAAGAATACGCCAAAATGGTCGTAGAAGCCTGTAAAACGCCTCGTGACGGGTTTGTTGTAGATGCTGGGTGTGCGTGTGGTTCTATCCTAAAAGGCTTCCATAAGCTCAATATGCGTGTTTTAGGAATAGATTTAAATGATGCCATGATTGGGTTAGGTCGTACCCACTTTGAGTATTACGCCAATGAATTGGTTTGTGGGTCTATTGCTGAAACCCCCGCTTTATCTGAAAGCGTTGATTTGGTGCATACCGCCCAAGTTTTAGAACATATCCCCGAAGAACAGATGGATGCCATACTTCAAGAATTTTCAAGAATTATCAAGAAATCAGGGCGTTTGTTTATTTGTCTAGATGCCGTAAAGGATGGGGAAACCAAAGAAATGTATATGGGCGACCCTACACATTGCAATATTCAGCCCATTGAATACTGGTATAGGCTATTCCAAAAGCATGGTTTTATGTTTGATGTTGAGGCATATAACAAATTTGTTAGGTCTAAATACAAACCGACAGAGGATAAAGACGATAACTTTTTTAACGCCTACCCTTATTGGAGTGTATGGATTTTGCAAAAAACCTAATATAATTGGGTATGTAAAGGAGATTCTATGGAAAATTGTGCATTATTCGTAGCTACATTGCTACATTCTGCGACTAACACGCATTTTTTCCATTTCACAACGGATTCCTACTCACGCCATAAAGCGTTGCAAAAATACTATGAAGGTATTGTAGATTTAACTGACAGCTTTGCTGAATCTTATGCTGGCAAATATGGCAAATTCACCGCATTTCCAAGCGTGTACCACCAACCCAAAGACCCAATTAAATACTTAGAATCCCTACAAAATTTTGTAGCCGATGCCCGCCAAGATTTACCGCAAGATAGCGAACTGCAAAACATTATTGATGCCATTGCAGACCTGATTAACACTACGACTTACAAACTTAAGTTCTTGAAATAAAAGGATAAATCATGCCGCTAATCAAGTCAGGAAAAGCCGAAGCCGTAGGTAAGAACATCAAGACCGAAATGAAAGCTGGCAAACCTAAGAAACAAGCCGTAGCCATTGCTCTTGCAACTGAGCGTAAATACGCCAAAGGCAACCGCAAGAATAAGCTAGAAGAAGCCTATGGCAAATACATTGAAGAAAAAGCATGAGTAGGCAAGACCAAATTCGTGCTGCAATGGATAAGCACGATAAGCCAATACCTAAGACTACAACGGGTAAAGGTAAGAATTACTTGCCAACAGAGCAAGGGGCTGGCATGACCGCCAAAGGTCGTGAAGCCTACAATCGTAAGAACAACGCCAATTTAAAAGCCCCCGCCCCAAATCCTAAGACTGAAGCTGACAAGGGTAGAAAAGCTAGTTTCTGTGCAAGAATGGGTGGGGTTGTCGCTAAAAGCAAAAACGCTGAACGAGCAAAAGCAAGCATGAGGAGATGGAACTGTGGCTAAACAAGGACTATACGCAAACATCCACGCCAAGCGTGAGCGAATCAAAGCTGGTTCAGGCGAAAAGATGAACAAGGTTGGTAGCAAAGATGCTCCTAGCAAGCAAGACTTTATTGAGTCGGCTAAGACTGCAAAACCGCCCAAAAAGACTAGAAAACAAATGCTTACCGATAAGATGAAGGATATGTAATATGTTTAAAAAAGAAAAGATTAAACCTGAGAACTCTTTGTTGCAACCGCACAAACAGACCACGCTAGAAAAGAACGAAGATAAGCGTATGAAGCGTAAAGCGGAGCTATCAAAGCACTTTAACCAATTTGTTAAACAGATGGCATAAATGGCTAATTTGGCACAAACCTTACGCCAAGTCGGATATGTAACACCACAAGGTCAGGTTACAGGCCCTAACGCACCCCTAGCCCAACAGCTAAAGAACTATGTAACTAATGTAATCCCAACAGCCGCCCAAAATCTAGCCCAACAACGCTCAGATATAGACGCTGCCATAACAATGGGGCAAAACGGCATACAGATAGGCGATAGAGAAGCTTTTGAACGCCAAATGGCTCAAGTGCCTAATTTAATGGGTATTGTGTCACCTAAAGTTGTAAATCAAATGGGAATGGCTACTACATTGCCTACAGACGATATATTTAAACAAGCTGTAGCAAATACCCCAACCGCAAGAATGACAGACGAGGGTTTGTATATTAATTTAATGCGTAAACAAAAGCCCGAACAGGCAATGACTGAATCTGTAAGGTCAGGTGTTTTTTATTTGCCTGAAGGTTCAGCAAGTATGAAACATTATGGCGGTGCGGGTGGTTATGGTGGAACAGAAAAAATAACTGGTGAAACTCTCTACAAAAACCCATTATTTGTTAAAGGTGCTACTGGTGGTAAAGCCCCTGAAGCCGCTTATGCACAATTAACCGACAAAAATCAATTAAAAACATTGCAAGACGATATTTCTAACATACTTTCTACAGGTCAAGACGCTGTAAAAACAATAATTGACGGCAAAATTGTCGATAGTCCTGTGGTTCAAAGAATAGTTAGGTTGGGTGGAAAACCTGAAGCATTTATTGAAAATATGCAAACAAAACTAAATTCTCAAAAACAAGCTCTTTTAGATGCTAGTAAAGATGATGTTTTAGATGGTTTATCTGAATACGATATTGCCAAAATGGAATTAGATTCAACGCTAAAAATGATTAACGAAGCAAAATCTTACATTGGCAAAAATATAAAAACTAGACCAGCAACACTTGTAGATGTTGAAAACTTTTTAAATAAATATGCCCCTGATTTATCAGACTATGCAAGCTACATCATTGACAACAGTCGCAAAGGAAATCAACTTAAATATGCTTTACAAGAAGCCGCAGTAGCCCAAAAGGTTAGAGATGCTGGCTATGATGCCGTTATAGGTCACAGCAAAGGCAAACAAGGCCCATTTATATCTGAAGTGTTTGATATACGAGAATCACATTATCCTAATCAGTATGGTGATTTTCAGTTAAACCCTAAATTTGAAGAAATGTACCAAAATACGCCACGCAGACAAATAATTGAGCAAGAACTAAAAAAGGTAGTAGAATAAACCCTAACTTAATCAATCACTTGGATAAGTATGGATGATAAAAAATCAAAATCTATCAAAGGCGGTAAGCGTGAAGGGGCTGGAAGGCCTACAGGAGCGTCTAATAAGGTCACCATTGAGGTGAAACAAGCCATTGCAGCCTTTACCTCTGCCAACGCAGATAAGCTTGATTCATGGCTAAATGAGATAGACGACCCCGCCAAGCGGTTAGACCTTTATTTCAAAGCCCTTGAATACACAATGCCTAAACTAGCCCGTACTGAAGTGGCAGGCGACCAAAAACAACCTATTAAGCACACAGTTACATGGAAAATGCCATCTGCTCTGACGAGCTAGAGCATGAAATAGATTACTGGCCACGCAAGGTATTTTGGGATTTCCACACTAGACAACAGCGTTGGGCTGTGATTGTTGCTCATAGACGCTGTGGTAAGACTGTGGCGTGTATTAACGACTTATTGCTACGAGCCATTAACGAAGGTAAAGATAACGCTAGGTACGCTTATATAGCCCCGTATTACGCACAAGCTAAGTCTATTGCTTGGGATTACTTAATGCGGTATTCCGAGCCTGTACGGGTCAACCATAACATCTCAGAACTATGGGTAGAGCTTATGAATGGCTCACGCATAAGGCTATTTGGTGGCGATTCGCCTGACAGCTTGCGTGGAAACTACCTCGATGGCGTAATTATTGACGAAATGGCCGACACAAAGCCTAGTTTATGGGGTGAAGTTATACGCCCATTGCTATCTGATAGGCGGGGTTGGGCGGTGTTTATTGGTACTCCTAAAGGTCACAATACCTTTTACGACATATACCAGTACGCCACGCTAAACCCTAATGAATGGTATAGCAAGACTTTACGGGCTAGTCAAACCAAGATAATTGCCCAAGAAGAACTAGATGACGCATTAAAGCTTATGACTGTTGACCAGTATCAGCAAGAGTTTGAATGTAGTTTTGAAGCTGCCATCATTGGGGCTATATATGGCGTTGAGATGCGACTACTAACTGACGCTGACAGAATCACTAAGGTTGAGTGCGACCCTATGTTCCCTGTGCATACGGCTTGGGACTTGGGCTTTAACGATGCTACGGCTATTTGGTGGTATCAGGTGGTACATGGAGAGATACGGGTATTGGACTACCACGAAGCTCATGGGCAACCGATTGTGTACTACGCTAACCAAATTAAAGAACGACCATACGAATATGGTACACATTGGCTACCACACGATGCAAGAGCAAAGACTCTAGCAAGCGGTGGTAAGTCGATAATTGAACAATTAATAGATAAATTGCCCCTAAAAAGCGGAAATTTGTTTAAAATCGTACCTAATCTGTCATTACAAGACGGCATACAAGCTACAAGAATGGCGTTAAGTCGCACTTGGTTTGATGCCATGAAGTGTTCAGAAGGCATTGAATGTTTGCGTCAGTACCAACGGGAGTACGATGAAGATAAGAAAGTATTTAGAGATAAGCCTAGACATGATTGGACTAGTCATGGAGCGGATGCTTTTAGGATGCTTTCTGTGGCTTGGCGAGATGAAGCAGAAATTGCGAAGCAAAACGCACCGATTCGTGGCATTACTGTTGGACAGAATGAGGTTACGCTAGAGGAAATGTGGAAATCTACGCCACGAATTACTAATCAAAGGTATTAATGAATAATTTTTTTGTTTATGTCGATGTAAAGCCTGATGGAACGCCATTTTATATTGGCAAAGGCTCAATGCATCGTGTCAATGACAAAAGACAAAGAAATCAAGACCATACAAAGGTGTGCGACCAATTTCCAACATGGGAAAGACAACTTGCATTTATGGGCAATGAAGCTGATGCGTTTGCAAAAGAGATTGAATTAATTGCTAGATACAGACCTACATTAGTAAATAAAACCGATGGCGGTCAAGGCTTTAGTGGGTTGCCAAGAACGGCTGAATGGAAATCAAACATAGCTCGTAGTGTGCAAAAAGTGTGGCAATCCGACAAAAAAGAAAAGATTGTTAAAGCTATTAAGGCAGCACATAACAGACCGAAAACAAAACTTATTATGCAAACCATTGGAAAAGCTAGAGATTTAAGCCGTTTCCATGCAAAATATATATGTTTGGAATGTGGTCACATATCGCTTAGTCGTTGGGTAAACCAACATCAAAAATTAACCAATCATTCAGGGAAAACAGTTTTATGAATGACACATTAAACAAAACCTATACCGATTGGTACAACACCATCGCCCAGTACGACAAGTCTTTTAGAGAATGGGAAGCAAGAGTACCAAGAATTATTAAGCGTTATCGTGATGACAGCCGTACCCGTAATAACCCCAATGCTCGCTTTAATATTCTTTGGTCAAATGTTCAGGTCATCAAGCCTGCCATTTTTGCTAGACTGCCACGCCCTGATGTAACTCGTAGATTTAAAGATAACGACCCTATAGGTCGAGTAGCGTCAATGATGCTAGAACGGGCTTTAGAGTACGAAGTCGAGCATTACCATGACTATCGCTCCGCTATGGATAATGCGGTTCTTGACCGCTTATTAGGTGGTAGAGGTACGGCATGGGTGCGTTATGAGCCACATATTGTTGCAGAGCAAAACGATTTAAATACAGGTCTAGCTGGTCAAGATGTAGGTAACGGAGTACAAATTACAGAGGATGCCGATGAAGCAGAAACGGAAAACGCTGAACTGGTGGAGTCGCAAGAACGCATTGAATATGAGTGTGCCCCTGTTGATTATGTCCATTGGCGTGATTTTGGCCATACTGTTGGACGGACTTGGGAAGAAGTAACAGCCGTATGGCGTAAAGTTTATATGGGCCGACAAGCTCTGATTGACCGCTTTGGTGAAGAAGTTGGCGGTAAGATTCCGCTAGATACCAAGCCTGATAGTGATAAATGGGCTACCAAACAGATGACTGCCGAGCATTTCCAAGCCTGTATTTATGAGATTTGGGATAAAGAACAAGGCAAAGTCTTTTGGGTTAGCAAGTCGATGGGCGAAATTCTTGATGAAAAGGATGACCCACTACAGTTAGAAGGATTCTTCCCTTGCCCTAAACCAATGTACGCTACATTGACTACAGACAGCTTAGAGCCTGTACCTGACTTTGTTCTATACCAAGACCAAGCCAAGCAATTAGACACGCTTGCAGACCGCATAGATGGCTTTATTAACGCCTTAAAAGTACGGGGTGTCTATGACGCATCCGAACCAAGTCTTGCTCGCTTGTTTTCCGAGGGCGAGAACAACACCCTGATACCAGTTAAGAACTGGGCTGCTTTCGCTGAAAAACAAGGCATGAAAGGGGCTATTGACTTAGTAGATATAACCCCAATCGCTCAAGGCTTGACGATGGCTTATCAGGCTATGGAACAAGTCAAGGGTCAGATTTACGAGATTATGGGTATTGCCGACATTCAACGGGGACAGACTGACCCCAATGAAACGCTTGGGGCACAGATTATTAAGTCTAATAACGCAGCAGGCAGACTGAAGAATATGCAACACGCAGTCGTTGACTTTGCTACCGAGCTTCTAAGTATCAAGGCTCAAATTATCTGCAAACACTTTACTGACGATACGATTGTGAAGATTAGTGGTGCAATGCAACTAAGCCCACAAGACCAACAGTTAGTGCCACAAGCCTTACAGCTTTTAAAAGACGAACCCGCCAAGAACTTCCGTATTGAAGTAACTAGCGATTCAATGATTTATCAGGATGAGCAACAAGAGAAAGCCGACAGAATCGAGTTCTTAGGTGCTTTATCCCAGTTTATGAACCAAGCCTTACCAGTAGCCACCCAAGCCCCTGAACTAACCCCATTACTCATGGAGATGCTCAAGTTTGGGGTTACTGCGTTTAAGGCTGGCAAAGGTATGGAAGGGCTTATTGATGAAACTGCCGACCAATTTAGAAATAAAGCTAAAGCGATGGAAGGCCAACCCAAGCCACCCCCACTTGAAATGCAAAAGATTCAGGCTCAGACTCAGGCTAAGATGCAAGAAATGCAGATGTCGGTACAACTGGAACAGCAAAAGATGGCTGCTCAAATTGAATTTGAAAAGGCTAAACAGGAATATCAGGCACAAGAGAATCAACTTAAGTTCCAACTTGAAGAACAGCGTAATACTCAAGACCGAGAGATGGAGATGAAGTTAGCTCAGATGAAGATGATGACTGAGCGTAATACCCAACTCTTGCTTGCTTATATTAATAACGGGGCTAAGATTGAAACGGCTCGTATCTCCGCAGGTGTGGATAGCGGAGAAGGAATAGCCGAGCAATACGACAATGATGAGAACATGATTCAGAACCTTGAACACCCATTAGCCCCGATAGCCAACGCTATTGCTCAAGGTAATCAAGAAATGACTGCTACTTTAGGAGCTTTAATAGAACGATTAAGCCAACCAAAACAAGTGGTTAGAGGTCAAGACGGCAAAATAATCGGGGTACAGTAATGGCTATAACAGTCAAACATAATAAAGTCAGCACAATCCCTGACACAGATGACACAAGTTTAGTTAGACCCTCTGATTGGAATGCTGACCATACTTTAGTTGGTCTTGGCACAATGGCAGAGCAAAATGCCAATAATGTATCTATTACTGGCGGCACAGTCAGCAACAGTACCTTAACAAGTGATACCGTTAGCAATAACCTTAACTTCACACCCACAACTGCACCAGCTTATACAGAAGGTCGTGTTTGGTATGATAGTTCAGCAAAAGCCGTTGCTTATTACAATGACTCTACTGGGATAAAAGTCCATATCGGACAAGACTTAATTGTTAAAGTCATTAACAACACAGGTTCTACTATTGCGAATGGCGCACCTGTTTACATTACAAGCACTTCTAGCGGTCAAACTTACCCTAATGTGGCATTGGCAAAAGCCGATGTAGCGGCTACTTCTGCTGTTATTGGCCTTACAAACGGCTCTATTGCAAACGGTGCTATTGGCTATGTAACATCCCAAGGCGGTATTGATAATGTCAATACAGGCACATTTACAGTAGGACAGGTCTTATATTTAAGCCCTTATTCTGCTGGTCAATTAATGAATACCATACCCCCTACGGGTATTACAGTACAAGTCGGTGTAGTAACTTATGTAGATTCTTCAGCAGGTAGAATTTATGTAAAACAGACCACACCTTTAGCAGTCCCAGCATCTATTATTACAGGGCAAGTAGCCGTAGCTAATGGCGGTACTGGTGCATCAACAGCAAGCGGAGCAAGAACTAATCTAGGTCTTGGAACTATTGCAACACAAGATGCAAGTGCAGTAGCCATCACAGGCGGCACAATCAATGGCACTACTATCGGTGCTACAACTGCCTCTACTGGTCGCTTTTCAGACCTTACAGATACAGGCTTAACATCGGGGCGAGTTGTTTATGCTTCTACTGGCGGTAATCTTGTTGATGCTTCTAACTTTACTTACGATGGTACAAACCTAGTAGCTGGTGCTATTCAGAATACCCCCATCGGTGCTACTACCCCATCTACTGTAAACGCTACTACGATTACAGGACAGACAGGAGTGCTAAGGGGTACTGGAAGTAACTTAATATTGCGTTCTCAAGCGTGGGCAACTAGTCCTTGGTTTAATACTGGTTTAACTTCAATTACCAATAACACATCAGATGTTACAGACCCGTTAGGTGGAAATACTGCCACAAAAATAGTAGCTACAGGTTCAAGTTCTGCGGTAGGACAAAGCATAACACTAGCAACCACTACACAAACAGCAAGTGTTTATTTAAGAACATTAAGTGGAACGGCAACTTGTGATTTAATTGTGTATTTAGGAGCTTCTCCTTTTACTAATATTGGAACATTAAATGTCACAGTTACTTCTTCGTGGCAAAGATTTAGTGTTGTAACAAGTACAGCAACAGCCGCTTCTTATAATCTTCAAGTTAACAACATTAGTGCTTCTACAATTTATGGGTGGGGCGCACAACTAGAAATTGGTTCAACTCTTAGAGATTATGTAGCCACAACCACTACAGCAGTCTACGGAACTCCTACCCTATCCTTTAGTGGAGTATCTACTATTGGACTACAGTCCGATGGTTCTTTATTTGTACAACCAGCAGGAACAGGCGCATTACAAGCACAAGCTACTACATCTACTACAGCAGGTGGTAATGCTAGGGGTGCTAATGCTGTTGATTGGCAGACTAATAGAGGTAACGCAATAAATGTAGCAAATGGTCAAGCATCAGTTATTTCAGGTGGTTCAAGTAATACATCAAGTTCTTTTTATAGTACTGTTGGTGGCGGTGTATTTAATACTGCAAATGGAGCATATTCTGTAATTAGCGGTGGTTTAGCAAATACGGCAAGCGGCATATATTCTGGAATTGTTAGTGGTAACACTAATACAGCATCAGGTTATTATGGATTTGTTGGTAATGGGTTTACAAACTCTACAACATCAAACTCTGCCGTAACAACCCAAAGCGGTACGATGAACGCTACCACAGCAGTAACGCTGTCAGGCTCAAACGCATCAATTAAAGTTGGTCAATACATTACTGGCACATCAATTTCTGGTGATACCTATGTAGCCGCCATTAGCGGAACAGCCCTTACTCTAAGCAAAGTAGCATCAGGTTCATCTACAAGCACTCTATCTTTCTTTACTCCTCATGGAGTAGTAGTAGGCGGTGGTAATAACCAAGCTACAGGTAGTTATTCATTTATCGGTGGTGGTGGTGATGCTGGTACT